ATTTCATGGAATATATCAGCAGGGTTATCATCTCCCTCTGTTTCAAATATAATCTCTTTATCTGACTGAGTTAAAGAGAAGTTCACAACTAATTGTGGTTGTTCTTTAGTTCCACTCTCATCTACGCTAGATATAATAACCATATTCAATGGGTATGTAAAAGTAGCTGTAGTTACTGCTTGAGTTATAAAGTTGTTCTCATAATCAGCGTTCTGACCCTTCGCTTTACCAACGTAACCTCTAATAAACTTAACAGCTCTACCACCTATATTTGTTCCGCCAGATGTGTAGAAATCAAATTCCTGAAATGCACCAGACTCAAACCACCACTCTTCTATATTAATATAATCAGCTGGTGAAGGTTTAAATGTCTGAAGCGAAAAGTCTTGAACTGTATTCAATCTATCAGTTACAACTTGTAATGTAATTATAGCACCTTTTTTAATAGGTGTATTTGTATCTGATGGATGTAAGTTTATTACAGCTGCATTTAAATATCCACTACCTGTATCATAAGATACATTTGGATTACCTTTATAATTAAATATATATCTATCGCCAGGTGTCAATGTAGGTACATTTATTTTGAAATCAAAAGGAAGCTGTCCTATAGAAACTGTAGTACCAACTGATATAGTATTTGAAGACACCTCTTGCCCTAATGTAGTTGAGTCTTCATCTAGTGTTTTTATATACACCTTATATTCAGTGTTAGATGTAGCTAGTATAGTTATCCTAGAATATTTATATGTTGAAGATAATGCACCAACTATAGATACAGCGTTTGAATCGCCTGTCCCATAATGCATACTTGTGACCATAGTCTGACCATTAGCAGGTAACGCTGGTGGACCTGAAAATAAAGGCTTGTTATATTTATTAGTGCCTTTAAAAGTTACACCAGCCCCATATCCACTAGAACCTATCTTTTGAATAACACTACCATCGATTTCTACAATACTGTCTACTTTGATTTTGAAGTATAGACCTGGTAACTCATTTTTACCTAAGAAGTTAGCCGCCTTTTGCTCTAACTCAAGAACTTTATATTTCTTGTTACTATAAGTTGGTGTAGATGCATTAGCTTTTAAAATTAAGTAATCACCAACCTTGAATTTATCAATATCAGTTTTATTAATCTTAAAGTATCTAAACAATCCATCAGAATAAAAAGTCAATGGGAATAAGTTATAATACTCATCCTTAGATTGTTTTATAGCGAATCTATAGTGAGTAGCCCAACTAGGTGCTTCATGTTTAATTGTAACATCAATAGAATTTCCTTTAGTTGACTCTGAGGGCGGTACAAATACAGTATTAGTAGGACAAGTTAATACAGATGAACATCTACCGTAATCATCTAAATAAACCATGCCTACCTCGTAATCTCTATCAGATCTAAAAGTTTTGATAGGTGTATCTACAGCTGTAGTTTTACTAGAGTATTCTAAAGTATAATCAATCTTTATGTCTTCACCATCTGAATCTATAATATCATAAAACTGAGTGTAGTTACCATACATCAATCTGTTTCCAACAAAGTCTTGTGCTTTAGCTTTTAAAGGAACATTATCAAATAATCTAGTTACTTGCTCTGACGTTAAAGGTAAATATGTCTTATTATTTTTAAATCTAAAAGAATACTCTGAAAAGTCATCATAATTATTCTTTTCTTTGTTTAACGTTTCAACAACATATACGCTTGTACTTTTAGCATCCTTAAATAATAACTGTACATCTGTAACATTTCTATTACCTGTATTAAAATATAAATCAACAGCATTGTATTTGTTTGTCATTGCTGAGTTGTTACCCTTCTCATAATCTAAATTGAAAGTAGAAGGTTCAAACCCAACAGCTGAGAATGGAGAAAATGAAGAATACTCTCCATCAATATATTTAAATCTATACGAGAAGTATAAAAACTTATCCTCTAAATTGTTACTATCAGAACCATCGTCAATTAATTCTATCTTTGGTGAATATAATGGCGGTGCTAATATAACATCTAAATCATCAGCAATTTGACTTGAGTTTATACCATAAGACTTTGCTCTAGAGATATTTATCTTTCTTGGTGGATTGTAGTTATCAGTCCAAAACAAATATCCATCAACATAGTTTATACCTGTAACAATATAGTCAGCACTAAAGTTTAAAGCACTTCCAGGTTTGTTACATTGTAATACCCTAGAAGTTGTGTTGTATATCTCGTTATATTCTATTATAGCATCATAGTTGTCAGATGTAACTAGCCAATATATTAAGTTCAATGCCTCTACTTTTACAGCACCAATTGTTTTTGCGTTAACAGATGCTGATCCAATTACAGTGCTTAAATCAGATATTAATGTATTACCTAATACGTTTTGAGCTGAACCTGTATTATTGTCTTCAGAACTACCAACAGTTATATTTAAGGCATCACGATAATCGCTCGGAGAGACCAATCTCTCATCCAAGTCTTTATTCATCTTTCCGCCTAAAAAGTTATTATTTAATTTAGCCATTATTTAATGATTTTATCTCTACCTCTTAATGTCATTAACAATCTAGAAGGATGAATGTTACTTAATCTAATTCTAGCATTTCTGTATTCAGCTTCTTTCTCTTTCTTACATCTTTGCTTTTCGTAATCGTTTATACCTATCTTATTGTTAAGTAAAGCCCACTTAACGTAAGCATAGATATAATCTTCAGCAAACTTGTTAACTTCTATAGCTGAATCATCTCCATTCTCCATACCATCTGATATGTACTCTATAACTACATGATTATTAGCTATATCTGAAGAAAAATCTATAACACCATTGTTAATTCTGAATGTAGGTAGAGCGTTTGCTTCTGAAGTATCTAAACCATATCTAGAACCTACATTGTATCCGAAGTACCATACACCATCAATATTCCATCCTAAAGAACCGTTATAGATACCACTACCTGTATATGTAGATTGAGTTAATCTGTAGAAATCCAACTTAGACTGACCTACCATAACTTCTCCGTTAGAGTCAAATATTAGATCGTTGTTATTATCTTGAAGATAACCAGCAGCAGAATTAGCTCTTCTATTCTCGTGTAAAGGTCTAAGTAAACCATTAGAGTTTAAAGAAATCCTAACGTAATTAACATAGTCGCTAGGCAGAATCATCTTTAAAGAATCATCTACATACATCTCTACAGTTTTAATGCTTCTCATAGCATCGTAGTTAAGCTTTTTTATAGCTTGTTTAGCATGGAATATAGCTTCATAACGTTTTATGTTATTTACTTGCTTATCATTACCAACATAAATAGCCATAAAGTTATTTACGATGTCAGCTAAAGAAACATATTGATATGATCCCCAGTTTGCATCTGTAGGTAAAACACCACCATTGGTATAATACTGATACGGAGTTATATAACTCATATTTTCTCTTGATTATTAATTAATTCTTCTTGCTTCATTGCACTTACAACATCCATCTCTCTAATAGAAACACCTGCATATTGTAAAATCTTTATAATTAAATCAACCTCATTTTCAGTAGGTAATTCAAAATCTTGGTAGTCAGCAGCTGACTGATTAAATAATGGTTCTCCACCAGATAAAGATGTATAAGTCCATTTAGGGTCAAAAGGTAATCTAATGTAGTCAGCAATTACGTTAGCTGTAATAGCTGAAGGTAAAATCTGAATACCTTGATTATCTAAAGTATAGATAGGGTAAGTAATACTTGGAGCTACTAAGCTACTACTTAAGTAAAGAACATCGCTACGTTTAGCTTTCTCTATTTCTGTAACACCATTATAAGTTAATCTATCTAATCTAAATGCTTTATCTTCATTAGGAAATGCTGGGTCTTCTCCAGGCATATAAAACTTAGAGGTAATAGCGTTATAATGTAACACGTTAGTTACAACAAATCTATCAATAACTTCTTGCATCTTAGCTGGTACATCAGCATATCCACTACCATGATACACTGTAGTACGTCTTGAGTTATTTTGATTAGCTATAGCCTTACTATAGTTAGTGAAGTACTCTCTAAAGATATCAAGTTGTGCCTGTTTAGCAAATTGATTAAATTCTTCTGGAGTAACATAACCTCTATTGTCCTTGCTAAGTATAGAAGCTACAGTATTTTTTACATTATTTATCATGCTCGAAAATTATTATACAAATATAATAAAAAAGGCACTACTTTTTAGCAGTGCCCTTTTGGAATATTAACTTTTAAACTATTACAAAGCTTCTTCTTTTTCAAATTCTTTAGATAAGAATTGATAAAACTCTTTCCCTTCTTGAGAATGTAACCATGATGCAAGTTCACCTTCTGGAGTGTTACCAAACTTAACTGTCATGATTTTCTTCTTATTATCTTTTAAATTGAAGAATAAATCTTTACCAGCTCTAAATGTAACATAACCTTCTTCCAATGCTCTTGAAGCAACACTGTTTACCTCTAAATCTTGATCGTCAGCAGCTTCTAAAAACTCTTTAGGATTATTCTTAGCAAACAATAAAATATCTCTCTTTAATTCAGAGCTAGACATGTTATCTACATTTCCTTTTAAATAAACCCTAGCGATTGCTTCCATTGTTCTGATATCTAAAGTTCTAGCTAAGATTAAAGCATCAACTTCAGTGTTCAATTTGTTAATGTTCTCTTCAGCTTCTTTAGCGGGATCAAACTCATAGAATGTACCACCACCATTTAATTTGTTACCTGGATGATAATGTAAAAATTCTTGTAATACTGGGTTA